TTAATTCATAGGACCCTTACTTGTGACACGATCCCAAAACCCTTTTTTATGAGCGCTTAACAGTGCTGTTGTGATCACAACAGCCAAAACGCAAAATTGGGGTTTTAATTTGATACCAATTAGCAAAAGAGAAGCGTCATAATGCTGATATACCAGCATTATGACGCTTCTCTTTTTATCTACCGACGTCGACTTATCACCCGCACGGTAGTTATACCATCAAGGGTAGCACGCTATAAATGCCATTTATAAGCCATTTCTGAAAAAGAGAGATTTTTAATTTACAAATCGTGGAAGAGCACAAATTAATTTAATATTGGTCCTTTTTTTGATGTTTTGCTTTATCCACTATTATATACCAACTTATTATCTCAAACACACAAAAAAAGTCCCACACCAGCCAATTAAGGCTAGTGTGGGATTTTACAAATGACTTTACATTTTTTACTAAAGGGCAAAGTGTTAACATTGCATCTGTTTGCTTCGTTTTTCGCTGAGATACTTTCTCTTATGTATTAGCCATCTACCTTTACAGCAGGCGGCTTTTTACGCAAAAAATTCCCCACGCCGAAGCGCATGGGAATTAATCAAGTTATAACTATCATCTAGAAACTACACTAGAGACAATTAATATTATACTTATTACTTGCTATTCTGTAAAGCTTGATAGAGAAGCGACAAAGCTTATTAACCTATATTTCAATACTCGGAGTAATCTATAAGACTCTTTACATTTATTCGCTTTGGTGTATAATTACCAGTATTCTTTCTTAGTCTTTAGGGAGAAGAACACCTATTTTATTTTAAGCATTGGACCAGTCTTGGCTGGTCCTTTTTGTATATTTCCGCAAATGTGAACTACTCGGCCATAAAAAAATCCCCCACGCCGAAACGTAAGGGAATAGAACAGTTCATAATTATTATACTACTTTTCGCCCGCTTGTGAGGCGGATTCTGACGTCGTTTCGGCATCTGATTGCGCATTGCTATCCAAATTAGCCGCTAGTGATGACGCTAAAGTGGCTGCTGAACTAGCCGTGACCGTGTCACCAACTGCCGCCGCACTAGCTGCTTTACTATACGCGGCCACTACTGCCTGTGATGCTTGGGCTTCGGCTTGACTAGCCGCTGCTGAGTTAGCTGCTTCAATCTTAGCTTGAGCTTCTGCCAAAGCTTCCACGACCGTTTGTTCCGTATAAGCTAACGTGCTCGACTTGGTCTTGATCGTATTGCCGGTATCTTCCAAAATAGAATTATCCGTAATTGCCCCGACAAAAGCTAGGATTGCCCCCACGGCGGTAATCACTAACACAACTGCATTAGCGTCAATCTTAACACCAAAGAAGACCGTTGCGACAGCTAAGCCAATAATCAACACGGACCCGATAATCTGGGCCCAATAAGCAGGCTTCTTGTAATTAGCTTTGAGTGTTGCCTGAATTACATTTAAAAATTTTGTCATTATTTTCCCTCCTAAAGGAACTTTTCTGCGATATAAATAACTAACGTGACAAGCACGCCACTAACCAAGACACCGATCAGCCAATTTTGAATAGTTGTAACGCGGTCAATTTGATGGCTAGCTTCGATGGACTTGGCCAGCGCCTTGTCCGCTTTGTCGCCAATATCGTCAACTTGATTCAGCTTTTCTTCGATGTTCTCAACTTTCGTTTTGGTGGCGGCCACATCCTTTTGAATATCCATTAATAACTTGGTTGTATCGTCGTATTGTGCCATTACCGCACCACCAATCGCTGGCCAGGATAGATAGTGGTGTAAATTGACTTTCCATTCTGGCTAGCTAATGTAGTCATGCTCAGGCCGTTGCGTTGTGCGATTGTCCACCAGTTGTCGCCGGACTTGACTGTGTAATACGTATGACTAACCAGCTGACCAGTAACTCGCTTCCCGTAAGCTAGCCCGTTGGTGACACCTAGCTTGATAAAGCCATATAGGCCATTTGAACGGGTGTAGCGTGCCCATACATAGTCATGTTCGATAATGACCGCATTGTAAGTTACACTCTCACCCTTGTAATAGGTAGCCACTTGACTAACTTTGTCGCTATCCGTGTAACGTACTGCCAGAGTCCGATTAGGATAGAATACCCCTCGCTGATTGTATTTAACGACCTTAAATGGGGCCTTTTTAGCTGCCTGTTTATGAGCCTGCTTAACATTGGCCTGTGCTTTAGCCTTGCTAGCAGTTGTGTAGCCCGATTTAGTAATGCCTGTTAAATCGACATTACCGTCTAATCCACCGGCCTTATATGCGCTAGTGAATTGGAAGATAGCCACGCCGTCCATGCTAGGGAAGTAGTTGTAATCAGGACTAGTTCTAACCAAGTAGTCTGGATACTCAGCTAACCACAGGCAAGTACCATAGGCTTTAACAATGGCACTAACATTAACATGGGCGTTTAAATAGGCCTTACCGGAATACAGCATAGGGGTATAACCAGCCGCTTTAATGAGAGCCATTTGGGCTAGAATGACATTAGTGTTGGCTGTCACGCTATTAGAAGCACCGTCCTCATAGTCTAGTGCGACAATACTACCCTTGGGCGTCATAATCTGTGGTAAGTAATAGGCCATCATAGCCTTGGCATTGGTCATATTGCCACCAACACCGTCCCATAAATAGGTGTGTACCCGTTTACCAGCCTGCTGAGCCGATTTAACTTGACTAGCATAAGTGGTCTGATGGATATTAGTACCGCCATAGAATCCACCAGCTTGCGAGAATACAAACTTATCAGTGCTGTAGCCGAATGTTCCACTATTACCGTTGTACTTAGACCAATCAACCCCTTGGTCACGGCTAGTTGAAGCCTGACTGGTAACATTGACCATTAAAAAGGCCATAAAAATGGCGCCCACCGTTAAGATGAGTGCCTTTAACTTGTGCTTATTCAATTGTCTACCCCCCCTAATTAAATTGCTGTAGTTGTTGCTTTAGTCCACGTAACTTTTCCATCTTGAATATGTGCGATATATAAACTTGTACCAGCATCAGTTATATTAGGGTTAAAATATCCAAACCCAAATCCTTGTAATTGGTATGCAATCCCTCTGATTGACCCGTTGGAAGGGTTATTTGTAGCACCTTGGGCACAGTAAACCGTAGTCAATCCATTGACATTAGATAATAAAGATTGGTTTAAATCTCCAGTGTTTGTTACTTTGAGCAAAACATCGCCGTTATCACTTGTAATTTTAGTCTTCTGAAAGTTAGTAGTATCAATAATTCCAGTATCACCTTTATCACCTTTATCACCCTTAGCACCAACCAGAGAGGCAAGCCATTGATTGACACTGCCAGAAAAACCAGCGTTCACAGCAACCTGATAAGCGGACAGCCCTTGATCTCCGGTGTCGCCTTTATCGCCCTTGTCACCATCCTTACCAGTGTCACCTTTGATACCTTGCGAGCCACTTAAGTCGGCAATATAGGTGAAGCTGGTGCCGTTCCATACGTAAAGCTTACCGTCATCAGGGTCGTTGACATCACTGGCAATCATGGTGAAATCACCATCAGAGAAGCCATCGCCATTCATTGTAGCAATTGACGGAAACGTCTTTACGATCTGAAAGTCTTTCCCAGCATCGCCTTTATCGCCTTTCAAGCCAGTTGCTCCAGCCAGAGAAGCAAGCCAGTCCGTTTGTGAACCTTTATAGCCATTAATTACTGCGACTTGGTAGGCAGATAGACCATCATCACCTTTATCGCCCTTAGCAATCGTGCTGGCAGCCTTATTCACCGTTTCAACAAAGTCATTAAAAGCAATGGTCGTAATCGTGTTGCCATTAGTGCTTTGAATGTTATTGGTAATGGTAAAACCGAGTGGTTTATCACTAGGATAAATACTTGTGCCTGCCTGATTAGTAACCCAAATTTCTAATTGATAATCCCCATCCGGCAAGTCTGCGATCAACGTCGGCGTAGGCCGAAAATTAATCCAGCCTGGTTTTAGACCAGCCAAACTAGCAATATCAATAGACTGACTTCTTAAATAACCACTGTAATTGCCAATCTTGGCGATAATGTTAGTAGCCTTAGTTAAATCGACGGCCAACCCATCGCTTTTGCAAATGAAGGTAAATGTCGTCTCAGTGTCGCCTTGCTTTATTTGCCGAGGAGATTTAATTGTAAACTCTAACGTTTTATCCATCATATAGCCTCCTTTAATCACAAAGCGGCAGATGGTGCTACGTAGTCCTTACCGGTGATACTTTTGTAGTCAGCAGCCGTAATTGCACCATAACCAACGTAGCCATCAATCTGACAGCCGGCATCGAACATCATTTTGACAAAATCAAACATGCGTTTCACTCCCAATCTTCTGTTCCAGTGCTGCGACCTTTAGTCCTAGCGCGTTGACAGCTTGCATTACTGGCGATGGCGTAGTTGTTGCTGTCCCATCACTAATAGCTGGTGCTGGCATGATTGTGTTGTACATAACCATGTAAAAACCGTCAGCGGCGTGGGTCGCTAAATCATCAGGAACATATCCATCATAATCATAGGTACTGTCGTCCTGATCAACACCAATAATATGGTTATCTTCATTTAAAGTAAGCTTCATGCTATCCCTCCTTATTCATCAGAAACTGTAGCTGTAATTGAATAGCTTACAGGCGTTACCTTGGTAAATGCTGGTAACGAGTAAATCTCAAGTGTTGAGTTAGTTGGAACCGTATAAGCGTAGTGGAAAGCGCACATATAAATGGTTCCTTGTACTTCTGTATAACCAATTAAATTAACAGTTCCAGGTGTGATGGGAGCCGATAGATTAAAGGCGAACGAAGTCCCGACGATATTAACTGACACGGTGGCATTCATATTAGCGTAATAAGAAAAATCATTAGCTGCTAATTGACTAGCATTTTTAACATCCGAAATCGTACCTAACACTTGATTTGACAATAATTTAGACATAACGTTCTGCTTAACTAAATGATAGGTGCTCCCAGCTGAATCCATCGTGCTGTTATACAGCCCAATTCGAGACTTGGAATTATCCTGCAAGTAAACTTGGCTACGTTCAATGTGTACATCTTCGGCCACTTCTGATTCGCTAGTTAGATCTGCACATTGCCAGCCATTGATACGGACGTTTGAGTTCATAATATAAAACGCATTGTAATTATATTTAGAATAACCAACCGCTTTAAGGCTATCGAAATAAATATTGTTACAACTTAAAAGCACCACGGATTTCACTGAAAAGCCTTGCGACTTTACCATGATATTATTGACATTAACCAACGCTAACGTCTCTTCCGGCATATCATTGACTAGTGTCAATTGCTTAACTGGTGTTGATGGTGTTCGCAGACAAACGCTAGCTTCCAATAAACTAGCAAACGGGTTAGATGCGGTACCATCAGGATTATAGGCTGAATTATGACCAACACAAAAATCAATCGTATCTGGGTCAGCATTCTGAATTGAAACCAGCATCGAACCGGATACTGGAATTTTAAAGTTATGATTTGTTTCGTAGAATTGGCTTAATCCACCCCACTTATCAATATTAATGCTGGAAGATAAATAGATTTTACCGTTATCATTGAATGCCATACCTTCTATTTCGCCAGTCGGATATAGACCTTCTTGGAAATCATCAAAAGTATAGGTCGTCCGATAAGCTAGTGTTCTATTCGCATAATCAATGGTATAAGCCCAAATTTGAGACTTGCGGCCACCAATCCAGTAGAAATCAGTTCCATGGACTTGCACGCCTTGCATATACCACGGATCATAACCAATCAAATCAGACCATTTAATCGTAAATTGCAAGTTCCATGAAGAATCGTAGAACTCCATTGTCTTGTTATCTGCCACAATAAAGCAGTTGTCGGCACTATCGTACCCAATCGAATGGATAAGCGGTAGGGCTGTTTTATTAGTTAGGTCAATCGTATCCTTAACCGTTAAGGTTGCTGGATTAATCTGCAAGACTTTTGTTTTATGAGCTACGTCAGTATTGGTAGCATCTTCAGCCATTGCAAAGTAAATATACCCGTCCGTCGCATTATAGGTCATCGAATTGCCATGATAACCCATAATCTCATTTGACAGAATCTCAGTACCAGTTTCGACGTTAAATTTAACCAACGTGCCATAACGCAGATCTAGTGGATAACTGTTCTGAAAGTATTGGACTACTGTCGTATTGCCCAATCCGGTGAAGCCTTGCCCGTTTGAGGCTACTGAACCTGGTACGCGATACTTCTGACCAAGCCGGCGCATATTCGCATAGGTCGTGGCACTGGCTACTGACGCATCCACCTTACTTTGTAACGATGCAAAATGATCTTCAAATTGTTTCAGCGCTTTGTCAAGCGCTCCTTGAGTAAGCAGGCCGTCTTGCTTAATTTGCTGCTCAAGTGTCGTTAGCAATGTTTGCGTGTCAACGCCTTGGTTGCTCAGCTTGGTGAATAAATCTGAGACTTTCTGTTTCCAATCGTTTAACGTACCATCGGCATCATCAATGCGGCCTTGCAATTCATCTAGGAATTTCTGTAACTCGGTTCTAAAAGGTGCCTTATTGACAAACATGTCCGGGTTGCCATTATAGACGCGAAACCAGACATTAAAGGTCGTGACGCGTTTACCGTCGGCATTTTGTAACCCCAAGAAGCCGTAGAAATAGCCCTCCTGCGGGAACATGGTTCCGGGAAGGTTCATCTTAACTCGACCCAGGCCAACAATATCATCGCTGGTCCCAACATAGCTAACTGCTTCACCGGTTTCAGCAGTAACTTGGTCGTTTTCGTCAAGACTACCCACGAAGCCAGTTAAAAACGGCACTAACCCATCTTGAAACTGTTGTGCTAGCCCCCGCTCTTTAAATTGGACAACCAGTGGAACCTGTTCATCGCCTACCCGACCATTGAAGCTATCACTAAGATTGAAAGCATCGCCCGAACTAATTTGTTGCTTGTACGTATCTAATGTAATCGTACTAATCATTTACTCACCTTCCTCAGTCTCTACTACTTTGCCGTTAACAATTTGGATCGGTACATCATACTTAGTCAAAATATCAACAAGTTCATGCATATTTTCATCCTGAACTCGAATTTTTGATTCAATTGTAGTTTGTGTCTCTTTAATATCACTTTGCCGGTGCTCTATCGTAGCTTGATTATCAAGTATGTCATTGAAAGTATCTTGAGTTATCACGAAGTTGGATATCAGCATTTCCCGTAGCGGAGCATCATACACAGCAGATAATTCATTAGTGAATAATTTAATGCTCATTCAACCGCCTCCTTCTTTTGCCACGTCACTTTCCCGTCATTATCAATGGCAGGTTCCCATACCGTTCCATCTGGTGACGTCAACTGCCCAATTAAACTTAGTCGTTGGTCCAAGTCATCACTAGTAACTAACTCTGGTTTATTGGCAATCTTCTCCCAGCTAATTGGAAACTGCATTGAAAGAATATTAATAGCCTGTTGCACCGTCATTTTATCCATTCGCGGCACCACCCAATGCATTAAGTCTTGCTAGTGTACTCGCATCAGTAATCAAATCATTGCCGTCTACAGCATCAAGCCCGGCCTTTAGCTGTGCGATTTGCTTACCAGAATCACTATGAGCAGTCTGCAATCCCGCGGTGATTTGTGTAAAGCTTTTGGTCATATTGCCAAATGTCACGCTAGTCGTCGCTGGATTAACCAAATCAATCACGGTTTCACTGATTCGAGTTTCAACATCCACACCATTGCGATCCCGAATATAGCCATAATTTCCAACCTCACTATTATTAATCATTCCAGATACCGAGTTAGTCTTGAAATCATTCAATGTCGCAGTTCGCTGAATCAACGGCACATCTTGTAATTTTGATTTCAAATATGCCAATAGGGAATCACTATTCGTGAACCGCTCATCAGAAATTGGCTCTGCATCAATTACACCCCACGTTGTTGCGTTAGGACTCGTGTACTCAGCAGTAGCCAATGGTTTTTCTTTGTCGTCTAACTTACCTGTACCTTTAATATGAGTTGCAATCGTCGTGTAATCACTCTCATCGGTCAACGAGCTAAGATTCAATCCATCTAACCAAACGAAAGCATCACGCTTACCGACTTGTTTATAAATATCAATATGCTTGCCCGTACTAGTCCATTCGAAATTGAAGTCTGACATCAAAGTGTTTAAGAATAAATCAAACGCTAAGCCAGTACCAAAATCTTCAGAAAAATCATAATGATTGAAATCATCATGAATTGTATAAGTAAAACCAGTGCCTTCAGTAATTAGCTGCATGCAGCTATCGAGCGACTGAGATCCCTTTATACTCTTCTCAACGTAATGGTCGTTTAAATCGTGCACAACGCCTAGAAACGTTGATTTAACATTGCGACTACCACCGATGTTAGACCCATTCATGGTCTGAATACGATAAGCTTCGCCACTATCAGAATCTAGCAAAAGCGTGCGTGGTTGCAACATGCCTACAGCAGACGCATTCGTACCCGTATTAATGAACGTCAATTCCAACTGTGCCACTTGATTCACGGTTTCAGTCAATTGTGCTGAAATTGGGATAACTGGTAGTTCGTTACCTGTTACATCACGTAAATAAAACACTGTCACACCTCCTAAACGTAATACCGTGTATCAAATTCCAAATCATAATTAGTTGCGCCTGCAATTTGTAGCTCGTTAATCCCTTTGACGTAATCTAAATAGGCATGATTCCCCTTGCTGTAGACATTCACGCCATCCACAACTGGAACCATGCCATATAAAATTAGAGTTTGGGATTTCTTCAATGCTTGGTTTAACTGAAACGCTTGTCCCGTAGTTTTGTTAGTAATCGATAATTGACTAGCCACATCTCCATGGAAGGTTAATGTGGCCGTCTTGCCATCAGCCATCAACGGAATTGAGCCGCCAACAAACACCTTCATATCGCTCTGATTGGTAAACCGATATGGCGGCAAACATGTAAACGGAATATCAAATCCTAATGGTATGTTATTCTTCATGTTGGCAGTGGTGTTAATCGTCTCACCAAATCCACCAGTAACAACTAGGTTAACTGTGATATCCTCCGTCATAATAGGTGACGCTTCATAAGGGTCTACATTAAACCCATCATCCGCATGGACTGGCCAACGAATCGATGGAATGACGCTACTAACAACATAGAAATCTTCGTAACCACGAAATAAATCAAACAGCTTCAACCGCATTAGTTCTTGGTCAACTGAGTCAATTGTTTTGACATCAAACACTAGTGGTATCTTGCGTTCACTCGTGCGTGTTTCAGATGAAGCTACATTGTACTTACCAACTGGCGTGTAAGTTCGAGTGAATGTTGGTGCAGGTGGTGAAAACTTTTCTACTTGAATACCCAAATCAGACAGCCAGTAGTTACTGCCATCCTGTTGAATCACTTGAATATCTAACTCCATCTATTTGCCTCCTCTCGCTCGATCAATGACAACATCTTGACCTAGAGCCAGCTTGATTAACGGATATTGGGCATTAAAAAGGACGCCGTTATCTAGTTTGGCAGTGATGTTAACTGTCTTGCTAGTAATTGCGTCCACTAATGACTTGACCATACCTAGTACCTCACCAGTTCCGTTTGCTGGTGCACCACTGACTGCGACGGGCCCACCATTCTTAGGAACATCTACGGGAATGGTACTCTTTAACCCAGCAGCTTGTTCCGCACTTGTAGCGACAGAAGCCTGCTGACCAAATGACATCTTGACAGCTTGATTCGTTAAATACTTGCTGTAATTCGACTGATCATCCGGAATATGAATCTCACGTTGGTTATGCTCAGATACCCATGCTAATTGCTTTTCATAGGACTCACCGCCCTTGTCAAAACGACGATGACCGCTTGGACCGGAAGCTTGTCCACGCCACTCGCCATATTTGCCGTTATAACCTACACCAATATCTGAACTCCAATTGCTATCGTTAAAAAACGCTAATAATTGATCCCATGCAGATAAGATGTTGTGGTGCCCGGGTAGTGCGTAGGTATCAAAAGTAGATCGCTTGTATTGTAGTAGCCCCATAGCTGGGCCTGTACCGTCACCGTCATCAATTCCTCTAATGTGAGCATTGCCGCCTGATTCGTTCTTAATCAAGTATTGTAGTTGCTTTAATTTTTCACCGTCTATGCTGGTCTTCATAGCAAGCGCTGCACGTTTAATCATGCTTGGATTGTACGTCGCACCGCCGCCACCCAAGTCGCCTAGACTGTCCTCTAGTTTTTTCAACCAGTTAGTTTGCTTCTTTTCCCAATCTTTAGTGTCTGGGCCAAACTGGTTCTGTGAGCCACCTGGGAATAGATTCATTTGAAAACTCGAATCGACTAACTTCTTCCAGTTATCAATGGGGTGCTCCATGAACTTCATAGCATCACCAAATAGATTCTTGATCCAATCAACGATGCTACCACCTGAACCAGTCGCAAACATCGGTATTCCCATCATTTTAAGGATTGGTGCTGCTTTTTCAGTGTCCTCACCTGAAAAGACTTGAGCACCGACAGGCAAGTGGGTCACAGTTGGAACAGCCGGTGACAGTCCTAATGATCCATTACCGTAATCAATCAATTCTGGCTTATAACCATCACCGACTATTGCAGTTTCAGGACTTGTGATTTTACCGTTAGTACCGGTTTTATGTGGTATTCCTGTCGTTATACTTAACTTGTTTTCAGTTGCTGTGTAAGAACTCTTGCCACCAACAGCTTTAGACAATGCATTAACACTAGCTCCACCTTGATCAAGGTTATGAGCAACACCCTTTCCAACTCCGCCAGCAGACTTCAGGGGGTCGGCAGCTTTCTCAACTAGTCCTTGATTGAATGATTCCATTGTATCGTTACCAGCGCCAACAGCTTTTTGCCCCAAAGTCATAACATCTTTAATGGTTTGAGCAGTCCCTGTAACTGAATTAATAGGCACCTTTTTCTCACCGTTGATACCATCGTTATAACTATCCATGGTCTTACGGCCGCTTTCACCAATATCAATATTAGTCTTCCCCTTAACCATCGCTGCTAATACTTTCAAGTAGTTTTCAGTTGAAATTTTTTTATCAGCATAAGCCTTGTTAAGGGTATCCATGGTCCATGACCCTTCGCCAGTGATATTGATTTTAGCTCCACTCTTTACTGCCGACTTTAGCTTATTCAATGCAGATTTAGCACCAGGGATACCCAATTCAATACCTGTTGCTAAAGTATCAATATCTTTTTGCCCAATCTTTTTCAAGTTATGATCAAAAATATTAGAAATTGCTTTACCATAACGTGTCTTTAAACCACTCTTGGTAATAATTCCAAGATCCAAGCCTAATTTGAGTGATTGAATATCGCTCTTACCCAGCTTAGATAAATCCTGCTTAAAAATAGCAGCATATTGTTTGCCATACCGGCTTTTCAACTGAGAATCAGTAATATCACCACTCTTGAGCCCTTCTTTTAAGGTTGCTATATCAGTTTTTCCAAGTTTTGATAGGTCTTTAGGAAATAGACCGGTAATATTGTCTCCGAACTGCTGTTTTAAATCAGAAATAGTTACGACTCCATCGACTAACCCTTGTTTAAGGGTATCAATTTCTTTTCCGCTCAGCTTGGACAAGTCTTTCGGGAAAAGGCCAGTAATTGTATTTCCAAAAACGGGAGCTAAATCTTTTAAAGATAAGATTCCCGTTGAAAGACCTGATCGAAGTTCTTCCTGTTCAGAATCGGTTAAATCACTGATATTCTTTTTGCCGTCATCCTTGAAGCCGGTTAGAATTGAATTGAAATATACTTGTGCTTCTTCATAACCCTGTTTGCTACCAGATTTGACATCAGTCCAGAACTGTTGTGCAGTTTTATATCCGTATTTACCAAGAGAAATGTTTGCAGCGCTATCAGAAAGATCAAGTCCCCATTGCTTAGCAACATTGGCTGGGCTTCCCAAAGTGCCTTTATTCAAAGACTTAACATAATTATCATGCGTTTTTTCAGCACTTGCGGCCAATTTAGCACCTGCTTTTGTTGTCTCTGCCAGCATATTATCGGCATCTACCTTTGCTTGTGCAGCAGCAGTAGAGTCAGACATCCCCATTGCCTCATAGGCTTTTTCCTGAGACTTCTGGAACTTAGCTATATTCTTTTCAATGGTCCCATGTGCGTTGACTTGATCATCAATGTACTTCTGATTGTCTTTCTTATGATCAGCAATCCACTTAGCTGCCGATTCTTCACTGTTACTGACATCGTCCCAATAAAGCTTTTCCTTTTTGCCATTCTCATCGGTAATCGTTTTCGTGTATGCATCATCAAGCGTTTGCTTAGTACGCAAGCTTTCGCGACCGTTATTGTTATACGCATCGCCAGCTGCTTTTTCAGTTTTGATGTATTCCAGTGAGGCCTGAGTTTGCTGCTTGTTACGTTTAGCATCTAGCATGGCAAGTGCTTGGTCGTATTGGTCCTTGCTAATTTGGTCATTTTTTCTTAGCGATTTCAGCTCAGACAGACTCTTCTTATAACTATCGCTTGCCTTGCCATAAGTCTTGGAATATGCCGAATCTGCTGACTTGACGTCCGCCTTATACATGCCATCCGTGATAGTGCCATGTTGTTGAACGTAGGCTTTATATAATGCTTGCTGGTCCTTATAAGCCATACCAAACGCGGAGACTTGCGAGTCAATGTAAGCTTCAGCCTCATTTAGCTTGGCCTTCTGAGTAGCAGACAACTTAGAGAAGTCACCGTCAACTGACTTTAAAATGCTCTCCATCGTTTTTTTAGCTTTTTCAAGCTTACTAGTTTGCCCATCAGCCCGCTTGTCAACACCCTTTTCGACTTGCGTTACCCAGCTATTGCCAGCACTTCCAAAGCTTCCGGATAAGTCGGATAGTGCATCCATCCCGGCCTTTTTAGTCTTGGAAAACTGTTGTTCAACCAAATCAGCCATCTTACTGTATTTAGTAACCACATCGCTAGATAATTGTTTAGACTGCTTACCTACCGCGGTGTCCAATAGTGCCATATCATTCTTGGCTTTTTGATGTAGTTCGTTGAATGAGCCAATTGCTTTTTGCGAGTTTTGACTAATATTGGCACCATATTCGTCCATCGAAGCACGTTGACGCTTCAACTGGTCACTATGCTCCTTGCCGGCTTTAATCGCAAAGTAAGTTGCTGTTCCCACAGCCGCTACACCTAACACGACCGGGGCGGCAGCTGCAGCCAATGCACCTAATCCGGATACTGTACCTAGTGCTGAACCACCTAATCCCAGCAAAGAAGCTGAACCTGCTTCAGCACCACCACTAAGACCAGCAATGACAGTACTGGCCGCACCGCCATCTTTAACTAAAGTTCCAAATAACGGTGATAGTTTAGCAGCACCAACCAATAGTTTCATAGATCCACTAGTTAGTAGCCCTACACCAGAGGTCAATTTCCCAAACATGCTAATCAATGGACCACCAGCTGCAACAGCTAAGCCTGTATTAAGAATTATCTTCTGCGTTGCCGGATCTAAGTCGCTAAAGCGGTCTAGCATATTCTTTAACTCACGAATAATGGGCGTGAGGGTTGGTAGGAATTTCTGCCCAAATTCAATTTCTAAAGCGTTCAAACTAGATTTAAATTGGGCCATAGTAAACTGACTCGTGTTACGCATGGTTTTGTTGTATTTATCAACGGTTCCATTGCTGTGTTCGATCTCATTAGATAACGATTTGTACCGGTCAAGATTAGCGTCCATCAAGGTCATCCCGACCTTCATGTTTTCCTGACCAACAACGTTGTACATAAATGACTGGCGCTGCTTATCATTCATTTTCTGGTAAGCACCCTGCATTTGTCCAAGAATATCAAAGACGTCTTTCATTTTGCCTTTGCTATCGAATACTTGAATATTGTATTTCTTTAAATCCTTAGCTGCTTGACCTGTCCCTGTTCCAACTCGTGTCATCAATGATGACAGCCCCGTACCAACAGAGCTAGCGTCAATGCCAGCAGACTTTAAGCGCCCTGCAATTGCCATAAATTCATATGTTTTAACGCCCATGGCGTGCATTGCAGCACCAGCATTACCACTAATTTCTTTCAAATCGTCTAATGACATGGCTGACTTATGGGTGGCTTCAGTCATCTGATTCATCAAGCTATTACCATTCTTTATTACAGTACTGTTTGAACCCAAGTTCTGACCAAATTGTTCAAGCATAGAAGCGGTCAGTTTAATAGACTCCCCAGACTGATCGGAATTAGCGGTCATAGTCTTTAACAACTCTGGCATCATTCCCATGGCTTGTTTGACATTGTAACCATTAGAAACCAATTCAAACATACCATCATTGATTTCTTTGGTACCAACACCAAACTCTTTGGACCATTTTAATGTGTCTGAAGATAGATTCTTCATAATTGAGCTTGTTTGGCTAGCAGAGTACCCTTGTGCAACAACTTCCTTACGGATATCAGCTAATTGATATTGATAATCGGAAGCGGCTTTAGTTGCTACACCCAGTGCTGTGACAATAGGTACCGTAAAACCAATAGTGGCCTTACTTCCAAGAGAGCTAATCTTTTCACCAGCATTTTGTATCTTAGTACCCATTATCATGGCTTTGTCAGCTGCGGCAGCCATTTCAGGTGTTAATGCACCAACACTCTTTTGCAACTTGCCTGCTGACAAAACCAGAGCTTGCTGTTCACGTTCAAGGGCAGCATATTTACTTTTAGCTGCTACTACTTGAGCAGAATTATCACCTTCTGCTCGTGACAGACGACCAATTTCACCAGCTGTTGCTGTCATCTCTTGTCGGTTAGCTTGCAACTGCGCTTTATAAGAGTTCAACTTAGAAACTTGAGAAGACATGTGCAGCCCTGCTTGTTCTTGAGCGGCTGATAGCTTACTATAACTGGCTGCAGTTGTCTCTAACCCTTGATTCAACACTTTTAAATTGGCAGCTGCTTTCGGGCTAACATCCACGTCTTTAAATGTTCGCTTAAGAACTTCGGCTTGTGCAAGTGCCTCTTTAGCGATTAAGTCCACGTTAATCTTGACACTACCAGCAATATCAGCCATCTACACACATCCTTTCTATATTTTCCCTTGCTCCCGTAACTCTTTCATCCGTAACGCCTTGTGTGGCATATCTAAATTAGCTAGCTCGATAGATAGTTCATCTGGTGTCAGCTTGCCGTCGCCATCGGTGTGAGCTTGCTTTAATCCATAAATCAGCTTCATTTGTTTCAGATAAGTTTGCGTATCAGCATCCATATCATCACTAACCTTAGCCAGTCGAAATCTGACAACTTTTTTAAATTGCGTATCTTCATTCAGACCATCTAACATTGTTGTAAATCGTTCCCAACTAAGACTGTCTCGATCTAAATCGATACCATATTGTTGTTGGAACCCAGCCTTGATTAACGATTCGTCTTCATCAAAATCAAAAGACCGCTTACCAGACTTGAGCACCTTGGTTCGAATCCGATCGCGATCATTATTGATTTTTGTATTAAATATTTCAGACAGCAGCTGACCCTTGTCCTCAAAACGTAGCTTGCTCGTATCGTCCAATACCAGCGCTTTTAAGCTGACTTCTACACGCTCTGGTATAGTGAGGCCTTCATCCCGAATCGCTTTAAAATATAGCAACACCATGCGAAATGAAAGGTCTAAACGATACCGATGTTTCCGAAATACGATGCTGTTAGTGTTTATATCGGTAAAACTCATTGTTCATTCTTCCGCAATTCTGTAATGGACTGTAAGTACTTGTCGCGATAATCGGAAATATCCGTATGTTGTTCTACGTTAATCATGATTTGAGCGACGACCTTAGCAAATACCACCATGGAATCATTGCAAGTATGGTATAGTTCCTTGCCAGCATTTTTGCCAAACATGCCATCAAGTAATTGATAAAAGCGTTCCTTAGCTTCAATCTTATATTTGTTCTGAATATCATCATACATTCGTAAATAGCGTCGTTGTAGGACTTGTTTCTTATGATCTAACGCCGTCATTGGTTCATTAATCATATCTTTTTCCAATTGAGCTTCTTTATCAGTTAACTCAACTGATCGATGATGTAACTCCTGCTGTAATTTCACCTCAGCCATTTTAATATCATTATATTGATCTGTAAAAACAGCAAATGATTTATCCGCAAAGCTCACCGTGTAACTCTTATCACCAATTTCAAAAGTCATACTGTCACTAGGAACCTCTAATTTAATTACATCACTCATGCTGGTACCTCCTAATATTTTTAGTGCTATGTATGACGGATTACTCCGCCACTTGCCTACATACTTATTACCACTGCACCATCAGTTGTAGGCATTGCATTGATACTTGATGGTGCTACTATTTTGACGTGCCATCTGGTAAATTAGCTTTGACATGCAAGATAAGCGCATTTTGACATGGTGTATCTGCTAAAGCAGCTTTCATATCAGCAGCTTGTGTTTTTGCAATTAAACCTGGAGCAGCGTTATACGTCATAGTAGTTTTGAAACTACCATTATCATCAGCGGCACCACCACCATCATCAATATCGGTAAAGGTTCCCATCCCTGTTTCAATCATGTTAGGGGTAAGTGATCCATCATCTTCCTGCAACCATTGTACTTTCCGGAACATTCGTTCACGTTGTGACCCAGTTTTTTGCTTCATACCAGCAATGTCATCTTGCGCCGGGTTACCAATCGAACGGTCACCAGAAATATCATACGATGACGTTACCCCAGTCACTGTCTGCCGTTCCTGACCGCCACCATTATAATAAGCGGCAGATTTCTTCTTATCAGTATATTTAGGTGTGAAAGTTGTAATACCATCACCTAAGTACATCCAAGTAATCGTCTTGTCTGTCCCAGTCTTACCTACCCAATATTCATCTAAATAATTTTCTTGAATTGATCCTTGATAATTCTTATCGGTAGGATCATTTGTTGGCGTTGTAACATCAGCCATTTTGCATTCCTCCTAAATTAAATAATTACTTGTACACTAAAAGCGCCTTGATAGACGCCATACTTTTGAGCATCTTGACCATCGTCATCCTGAACAGTGGCTAGAAACTCCGGTGAGGTTGTCATCTTAGCGCTTATGAATTTGAAACTTCCATTCTCACTTTTGATTGATATCGGCGTTGCATTCTCCATGATGTCCATAATGGCACTGAGAGTGTTAATACAAACAATTCCGTGTGGATGTTTAGCAGTGATTGCAAATGCAAAACTACGGCGGCGGCGACCGTCATAATATCGCGTTGCCGGTCCAGCGGGTTGCAATGTATAACTCAGTGACATTCCAGGAGCATAGTCATTGCCAAGTGTTAACGTATCAAACAGCTTAACGTTAGCACTAATATAATTAGCAACCCGAACATCCAGATCAAGGTCAACTTGACTCACTACGTCGCCCCCAATCCGTGTGCTACGAGCGCTGCCCAATTGTGACCATTAACCAAATAGGCTTTATCAACCCAACCCTTTTGCGCTAACACATGCTTAGTGTGGTTATAATTCAAAGGCCGATTCGTCACTACTTTGTGATAGCCTCTCCGCTGACCCATTGTATCCGGTGCCTTCACCATTACTTTACCACCGTACATATAGGCCGCATACGGCTCTGTCCAAACAATAGTAACGCCAGTACCGGTTTGAATTCTCGATACATGGCCAGCTAAATAACCATTTAGAAATGGCACATATTGGTCAGAATCACGCACAATCACATCTGCTAGTCGGTTTGTCAGCACATTAAGATTATTCAAACGTGTAACTAATGGTGACAAGTCTACTTTGTTAGTCATTGCAGCACCCCTTCCCAATGATGAACATGCGTACCGAAATCATAAATAGGATCAAGACTCTTCACGATTAGCGATTGGTGAGTACTTTGTACTTCAACTTTGTCGTTAATCTTGGGCAACCTATCTAGTGGCGTCGAGTTAGTTGAATCCACAATTAGTGTATAGGACCCGGTGACAACCTGTGCACTAGCATTACCGCCAACGGATTGAACCGACACTGAGGTTGCAGGTTCGACTCGTACATGTCTAATCGTGTAGTCATCAGATCCATTACTATCTGAGCTTGTAATCCATGAATCCTGTTTGGCTTTATTAGCGTCGTAGGGTGTCACTTTGATGGCATCATCTAACAACTCGATGGGAATTGGATCAATAATATCATCCATTTAATGCACCCCACGATACAATAGGCCAGTTGGTCGTAAGTAGTTGATTGCCGCATTGGAGCGTTGTGCCGTACCACGTGGCAGCGTTGTGGGCGCTGACTTATCATAACTAAATTTGCCTATCGTTACATGACTAATCCCTTTAGCCGATTGTTTAGCGTTAGCTAGCTCTTCAACCCCACCAGAATCAATAAACCATTCAATCTGAGCGCAGACAGCCTTCTTCACGTTAATTCGGTCAGCCTCAAGTGGCAAATCATCAAGATTATGCGAATCGAAATAATAATTCGCGTATTGATTGACCATCTCTTCGGCTCGCATTTCCAAACGTTCAAACCTAATATTTACTGGTACTTGCTCGCCAAAATAAGTGTTAGCGTAAAAATTTTGATCTACTATCGGCATCTAATCACCTCTAACCAGCAGTTACATTGGCACCATCAGTGGTTGCTGCAGCTTTAACATTTTGTGGATCAGCGGGCTTAGCAGCAAGAACCGTAAATCCCGGAACATCTAACTTGTCACTCGTTTGACTACCGTCCACATAGGCAACCTGATAGTCACCAGTAGCGACAACTGTGCCAGCTGCTAAGCCAGTAATTGCCACACTGGTTGCATCACCAGTCGCAATTGCCGTTTCGTTGCCCTTCTGATAAGCATTCAACACTTTAGCCATTCTACATTCCTCCTAATTTTTATTGCCTACTTTGCTGTGATATTCGCACCGTCATTCGTAGGCACTGCTTTAACATTAGACGGTGGCATTATTTTGACGGCGTATCAGGTGCCACAGCTTTACCCTTATTTGACTTTTTAACCGTAGCATCCTTAGTGCTGGTTACGTTTTGGTTAATAACAGTACCGCCTTCGACATCAAATGGATTAATGACTAACAACTTAGTGTCATCATAGATTGCAACACCATAGTGTTCATCGGCATTAAACTTAGTGATTTTATGATCCATATCGCGACCCTTTTCAGAGAGAACATTCCGCTTCATGTAGGTACGCATTGCACCCGGCTTAACTGCCAAGGCGGAGCCTTCTTTGATCTTACGCGACCGCACAATTTGCCATCCGAGTAACTCACCAAATGTGCCATTAATCAAGATGTTGTCACCTAAATCAGTTGCTCGTGTCCAGTTCTCAGCAGCAGCCTTACGTAGTTTATTGACATCTTTAGGGTTCATAAACAAGACGCCGGTGGTCGGTGAATCATCTTCTACCGCGTATTCACTCGTATCATCATTAAATGCAGCTTCAATTGCATCAACCATATCCAATGACGTAACATCAACGCCAGTACTTAGCGTAAGCCGTGCTTTCATTGCAGTAGCCAAGATGTCATTGTCAATCTTAGATGCGATTGCCATCGTAATTTGTCGCTGACCTTCGCCTACTGGATCTCCGTATCCGGATAGAGCGGCTTCGTCAGTAATCTTGACACCTTTACCTGCTTTCTTAATCGTGAACATGTCGGTATCTGTTGAAAGACTGGCATAATCAATAGCGCCACCTTCATCGACATCTGTCGCATCTCCGATATACTTGTATCGAGGTACAGTTACATCAGTACCTGGTCGACCTTCAAGTGTGGTGTCAACAGGTGCAATAGCACTAAACCGAATTGCCTTAGGTAATTTAGCACTAATCATCGCAGTCATAACTTGTGGATCAATCAGGTTATCTAATACAGTTGTTTCATCTGCCATGTGTTATTTCCTCCTAATTATTTGTTAGTTTTGTAACAGCTTGCTTGTATACATCCGGGTGCTCAAGTTTCAGTTTGGCAGCTTCACCGTAGCTAATCTTTGATAAATCTGGCACTGTAACGTTACCTTGACCACCACTAAGGTTCTGACCGGCAATGGCTGTTCCTTGTGCGGCTTCTGCACCCTTAAATGCTGGGTTACGCTCTAAAACCCCAGTTAACGCTTCATCGATTGTTTTCACACCATTAGCTTTACTTGCTAAGTCAGCCTTAGCGAGCGCCAGCGCATCACTCAAATGATCAGCATCAACTCCCTGTTTAAGAGCAGCTACTTGAGCTTCCGCATTGTCAGCGCGACTAGTTTCTTTTGCAAGTTTACTGGTAGCCTTGTCTAACTCACCGGATTTCGCTTCTAACTCACTCTGATTAGCCGCCACATCCTTATTATGTTGTTCAACGACACCTTTCAAGTCATCCTCGTTATCAAACCCAAGTGACTTCAATAATTCAGTACGTGCGTCTGCAGCCACCTGCTCTGTATCAACCGAAGAAGGAGTTGCCACTGAATCGGTTGCTGGGGTTGTTAGAGGCGTAGACCCTGTTGACGTTGCATTATCCTCTGCCATTTTTATTACTCCTCTCTAAATTAAGGTATAAAAAATAAGCCTTTTAACGCCATGCTAAGGGCACTACTGTTTTTCTCGATTGTATTGACGTACTAGCCCATGCTTGTTAACAAACTGACGAGTAACTGACTGACGACGGCTCACTAATTCTTGTGCAGCCGTAATATCACTTTGATCGCCAAGCTTTTTAGCTGCTATCAGCTTACGCTTTGCTTTTCGCACCTCACGTTCAAGTCGTCGCTGAGTTTGTTCTAATTGATACCTAGCAGCATTGCCATCATCTGACTGCTGTGGCACTGGCATTGAACCGTAGCCTTCGATATATGGAATCGTATAATGTCGGCAATTAATGCCCCCAATGCCAGTAATCGTACCGTATCCCGTTGTTGATTCGAAATCTGGATACTTGTCTGTATTACCGTCCAAAGAATAAACATGGTCTTGATACTGCAAGTGGCTTGGCCGACAACCAATATGTGAACTAACTTTAACTAACGAGCCATACTGACGATACCTAAGTAACTCTGTATCATTCGTAGCACTATTAATACTTGAGTTAACCACTGTCCGCACATAGACATCTGGTGACCATTTTCGACCAGCCTTATCAACGAGTGCGGGTACACCTTGTTCTGCCCATTGCTCACTGGCTTTAGCCATTGCTTTGATAGCAGTTGTACCACTGTCGATTGACCGCCTTGCATCACCAACAATTCCCCTAAACATCTGATACGCATTAGCGCTCATATTACGTCTAGCAAGGTTCAGATAATTATCCGTCTCTGTTAACTGGTCATCAACAACTTGCTTAAACTGTTGCGAATCCTTGATTGAATCCACTTGCTTTCCAGTAACCTTTTTAAGCCACTTTTCAGCTTGTTTGACATTATCTTGACTAATTGTACTAAGCCTTGTGTGCAATTGCTTAGACGCATGCTGTGTAGGTGAGACAGTTATTTTAGCAGCATATTGCCTAACATCATCTGCATGATTAAGTAATTCGTTTATCCATTCATTATCGGTATCATCATGTTTAGATGCTTCATTTCCTATCAGGTTGATAATGAAAGACCAAATCAAATCTTCAACATTAGCATAGTTGTTAGCATCTTCATCCGAATAACCCGATAAATCCCATGGTTTAAGCATTACCCTCACCATCTTTACCGTTACCACCGACAACATCTTCAATTGCACCTTCAGCATTTGCTGTTTCTGCATTGATTTGGTCAAGAACCTGTTGAGCCTCAACATCAGTAATTCCATTGGCGCGCTTGATTGCTTCTAGTTGTGTCATGACGGGGTGATTGCCATTAGCTTTCATGTAATAATCCAGATTATCATTTCGGTCTTTGGCAATCGAATCATCAAAGTTAACAGAAATATCAATATCTGTTTGACCTGAATATTGTACGCCTGAATCATTTTTAGCCAGCTCCACAATAATCTGGCAAATATGTTCAATTGCTTCTCCAATCAACGTTTCATGACTGTTTTTGGATTGATACGTATCACTATTCTCACTGATTACCGCTGTCGCTGTGATAACACCCTGTTTGCTGTCAAACGTAAACATATCTGCGCTGAAACCAATTTGTGAAGAGTAGAAATGCAACAAATCATTGATGCCAGCCACAATTGCTTCATTTCGCAGTCCTAATGTAATATCAGTCGGTTTCGCTGACTCACCATCACCGCCACTCATTGTCGTGTTGTATGCCATGTAGACATCTTCACTCCAATCAACATAATACCGTGTTTTACCGGTTTGTGGGTCAACTTCACGTTTCAATTGATTTGCTGGTGCGGCAATACGCCGTTTTCCTTTGACAAATTCTTGGAATAACAAGTCATAGGCTTCATCTAACTGGCGCAATGTGTCTATGGCGTTAGCGTAGATAGGAATACCCAATGGACTGTCAATGTGCAAGTTATTAGCTAAATTTGGCTTTAAATAGATAAACGTCGGCCGTGAATAAAGCTTTTTGGAATACCTAGTTGGCTGCGGTGACATGTTTTTGAATGCATCCGGCAAGTTACTCCAATCATCAATTTTCACACCCAAGTCATCATTGCTATTGGTCGTGCTCTTGTAGACTTCATTAGTCACGACATAGTCCGTATCTGTTTCTTCATGCCATTCCAATAACGTATAGTAATGACTGTCACTCATGAACTTGGAGGCAATGACAGCTTCACTGACACCATTAGCATCTGACGTGATTGGATAGAATGCATCAGCGGTAGCAAACCGAATCTTAACTTTACCACGATCGGTATATAGACGAATCACAATGCCACCAGTTGCGAACATATATTCTAAGTAACGTTCAAAATTATTATAGAAATGATTGTCCTTCAAGGTTTGCTGTACGAACTGATTCTCAATCGTTTGATAATCATCTGGCGATGAAGGATCATCAGGATTCTTCGCGTTCTTTGGGCTAACAGTAATAACAGCCTTTTGATTGAATACCAAGCTTGCCATCTTCTTGGCGGCAACTTGTCCCATGTTTAATGACATTTTCTGACGATCTAAATAAGAATCGTCTGGTAACTTTTTGTGTATTTTCAACCATTCCGGTGTTGACTGATAAATGCTAAACCACTTAGCAATCAATCCATACTGGTCATCATCCGCCATTACCTTCTTATGGTCAGTTACACTTTGCAACTCAGTAGCTAATCCCATTTTGACTAACACCCCCCTTATCCAATCATGTATTCTGTTAAACAAGGCTAGTAACCTCCCTTGTATTTCTTCGTAAAGTAATTAGCAGCGTATCGGCACTCGTCCATTGCATGGTTATTAGCATCGACCGGCTTGCCAGTTGTTTCATCACGCACATACATACCAAGTTCTTTAACAAAGTGATAATTATCATAGCTCTGATTTGCTAGTCCACTATCCGGCGTATCAACCAAGACAAACTGACCATCTGCAATCAATGATTGTTGCCGCTGAATGCCGACTTCAATTCCTTTAGAGTTACCAACATGATCATGCCCGTTGTTATCCGCCTTACCAGCCTCGATGCCAACCTTAATTAGCTCTTGCCGTAGCGCTAATGAAGCGGGGTCCACTAACACCATTGAGTAGTGCAATTGGTATGTGTTAACACACTACAAAATAAATCTTCTCAATTCTGTGGCATACGTACTCATCGCCTTTGTTTGTCCGGTCTCCGTACCACTGTGATAATAATTGGCAACACGGTTTAGAACAAACTTAAAACGCCCGTCAGGTTGACGGACGCGCGTAACAATATTGCAACTCATCGTTGTGGCATCATCTTGACCAGCATCACCAGTAAAGTACATTTCTACCGGCTGTCCAATTAAGGCATGGTTAGTCATACTGTCTTGGTCAAACTGGTCATAGATAATCCCCTGTGGCATGACTCTTAATCCTAACCAATCACGCTTGTACAGATATGGATTTTTCTTTAGCTGTGTCTCCATTTCAGTCAAACGCTTGGTTGTCATCACTGGGTTATCTGACATCCGCCAATGTAACCAATGCGCATCACGCTCATCAAAGAATTTGATAATTGGGTCTTGTGGTGCTGGTGGGTTAAGGTCAGCAAGATGATAGCGATACTTAGCTGCGGCCGTTCGTCGAAACGTTTCATCAAGGAATTCATGGTTTAACAAGTTGATTTCAGAATACGCAACTGAACCTAATGACATCCCACGGATTGCATTAGCACTGTTTGACTTGGCCCCACCTTTGAAGTAAATCTTCTTTTTTCCACTCGGTAAGTCTAAAGCTAAATGGTCGCCACCACGATCGCGCCTCAAATGGCTAGCACCATCAAATATATAGGCTAGTCCCATGCCGTCGCCTTCGATAAACAGGTTATAAGCAAGTTCCTGGTTATAGGCACTGACTAAATGGTTCTCGTCCGTTGTTGCCAAATAAAACAGCGCTAACCGGGCATCATCAGCTGCTGTCTTACCGGCACGAATTGAGCCCTCATTCACATCAAACAGATGGTCGAATGGAGAAAAAATAAACGTTGCCTGTTTCTTACCATATTGAATACTACTTAGTGGTGTTTGCATCGTCTTCTTCCTCCTTTGGTACTAACTGTTGTGCTCCTTTAGCTAAAGCTTTAAGCAATGGATTTACATGACCAACGCCTTCAAGTTCATTAGCCTTATGCTCAACAATGCGAGCATCCGCGTTAGCCTTCCTGATTTGTGCCTCCCGAAGTTCATCATTACCATCCGCCGAGCCAAATCCAGCCATGGTTAGAATCGTTGTATTTGCTTGTAAACGTACCATCTCAGACTTGGCATTTAAGGATAGCTGGTGTAACTGTTTGACTGCATCCGGCACATAACCATCCAATGCGATATGGCGGTATTCTTGCTGAGCTTTGATAAAGGTTTGGTTCTTCTTCCAATTGGCAAGTGTCTGTCGTGAACGGTTTACCGTTTTGGCGATTTCTTCATCAGTCAGTTCATCTTCAAACAGCATGATAACAGCCTTTTTCCGCCGTTCATCAAGGCTTTGAAAAGCACCATTTTGTAAACTTTTGTATACTGTCATTACATACCACCACACCTCCGTTAATTGGAATTAGATTGATAATCCTATTATTTTTCGAGTAAACGAATCCGAATTGCCAGTACCTGTGCATAGGTTTCCATAGCTCTTGCTTGAATACCAATGAGTTGCCGTTGTTCATCAGGAATATCTAAGTTACTGGCAGCCGGCCAAGCTTTAGCAATCTTGTCCGTCAGTTCATCGTATTCAGTGTTTAACTTTTTCAACAATACTTTGTTCATAATAATTACCACCTTTTTATTTTTCTCCAAACTAAAAGCGCCATGCTTACTAGCACGACGCTTCTTATCCTTGCACCACTTATCTAGCCGGGAATCAGCCTGCACCCATTCAGGCGGCTCGTATCCGTACTTGCTGTGTATCATTACTGCCATGACGTCACTCCTAAATTTATGTAAAATAAAAACGCCCCGAAGGACGTTATAATTGACTTTTTCCTTTAGCCACAGGGTTACTCCCAAAGATCATAGCAATTGATAATATGGACGTTTGCAGTGCATACGTGATAAAAATACCAACTAATAAGAACCAGATAAAATAAATTATTAAAGCAAATGAAGTGTCATAATTGATCAAGATTTGCATGACCAAAGTAACCACGAGCGTTGAAAAGGCGCTGAGCAATGAGTATAAAAGTATTTCTGGTAAATCTTTTCTATACTTAGACTGCTGTAACTCTTTCATAAAAGCTGATTTGCTCATAGCTATTATCATTCCATAAAATGCTGAATAAAAACCAATTACAATTGACACAAAATTTACTACTGATTCTAAAACATTTTCAAAGCCCTTTAAATTATAGAATGATAACCCATATTTCCAATAAATGATTATAAAAGCTCCAGACAAAACAGTTCCAACCAAGATAGGTAGAATTTTGTAGAAAAGCCTGTTCATGTGTAATCACCCTCGTTTCTACCCCGTAATGCCTAAATTATGCATAACAACACTACGATAATCTTTAACAGTAACATACATACGGATCATCTCTTCTTCCACTGCTTTTGGGTTCAAGTGAACTCTTTTCTGTTTATTTGTGCCAACTTTTTTTGAAGCAATGAAAGTGTAGTAAACAGAATACTTCCCGTTAATTAAGTCATAAATTTCTACAGGTGCATCTCCTTGTTTTCCCTTGACAAGTACTGATGAAAAAATCGACTTGTTATCTTTTACATCATGAATCAGTGTCCGCATCTCCGTGGACTTTAATCCAGTCTCTCTCCCACGATTAATTCCGATGACAAATGAAAGGTTATCACCTCCGATGTTATGGAACACATCTTTAAAGCTACCCAAAAGATTTCCAAATGCACTTGGTAAATTATCAGCATAGTTGGAAGCAAACTTAAATGCTAACTGATTATACTTAGTTGCGTTCAAAGCTTGTTTGACTGATTCTATATCCGGCACAGGTTCGAATAAAATATTTGCATCTTTACCTTCATGTAATTTGCCATACATCAATTCTATATATTCCAATAGTCCAGATTGTGACAAACTATGAACATTTCGTTGTAGCATTAATATGCCTAACTTGGAATCGAAAATGCAGTTAGCATCTTCAGCAATAAAGTCATCAGTACTTAAATTTAAATCTTTTAACGTTTCAGTCTTTTCTGTGGTTGAGGCAATACCCTCATCGCGCATACGTGTTAAATGAAAATATGTTAATTCTGGATGGTCTACTTCTATATGAATAGAATCCATTCGTACGGGTTCTCCAAAATAGCTTTGAACACGATTTTCAAGTGGTTTCACTCCATTAATTTCTTGCAACAGGTGACTAATATCACAAACAGTGTCCTCTTCTCCATCCTTGCCAGCCTTTAAAACCTGAAAGAAGTCAAATCGGACTCTTTGTTTTTTTTCTTTACTCATATATAATCTCTCCAATAGTAAATTATGTGTGTGGTTTTATTAAACAATAAAAAAGACAGGCAATCAACCTGTCCGCACACATAAATATTTGGAAAAACAGATAAAATTATAACACAAATTTAGCAAGAGTAAAATTGCTAATATCGCTGACGGGACTCGAACCCGCATCCCATTGTGGCTTACCAATTAGCCCACAGCGATACTCACATTTAACGGCCGACGTTAAATGCAAAGACTAATGCCAGCGGCAGAGAGGAGCGCATCACCCCTTATAAATCCGCCGGCTACACAGATAGCTGGATTTGAACCAACATAGACGGTTTTGGAGACCGCCATCTTGCCAATTAGATCATATCTGCTTAATAGACGGGCCATCATATCAACTTAATCAAGGAGGCAATGCAACTGTACATCTGCGCCCGTCTAACGTAGCCTGCTGGACTCGAACCAGCGACAACCTGATTAACAGTCAGGTGCTCTACCAACTGAGCTAAGGCCACAATAATAATCAATTAGGGCTATCAGAAAAACGTTTATTTGTCGCCCTAACCAATTATCGATAATACTAATTTACACCCATTTTTCGATTATGAATCACGGCCTTATCACACTGTTTTCCCGCTTAAATCGCACTCGAATCACACTTTTTTATAAATGTGTAAATCTTGCCAACAGAGGGACAGTTCAAAACGATCAGCGAATTCATTCAATGCCCTGCGTTTATATTTAGTATACTGTGTGTCCTGATACCCAATTACACCAGCAACATGCCGATCAAGTTTATTCCGTACATATCGATTGATTAAGATATCCTGCGTCATCTTGCTACACCGTCTAATCGTATCAGCTACTTCCCGACAAATATGATCAGCTTCAAGTACACGATCAATACGATCCCCCGCACGATTACGATTATCATGAAAGGCTGGCATACCATCTAAATTCTGTGACGGAATATGTAGCAAATCATTGTCATTTGATAATCGCTGAAGCATGGGGACGCGATTTCTAAGAAAGTCGTCAACATTATCAGCAGTTGCTTTGTAATCAATATCCTTCAACAAGGTATCGAGCATTTCATTCATCATCTTGGACGCCCCTCCAGTCAACCTTTTATGCTATAATTAAATTAATCGGATTTAATTGTAGCGCGGTCAGCAATGGCAGCGCTTTTTTATGTTATACTTACAACGGTCATTCGAGTGGTCCCGTGACTGGTCGCCTTAGTAGGCGGCTTTTTGTTTACTCTCGCGATCACTCAACTCCATAATGTCACCAACATCTTCTAATGGGATTCCTCTAAACTTAATCATCGTCGCCATCTCCTTAATTGCCATTAAACACCCTATCAACAAACTCTCTGCCGCATATATCACACCAACTTACACGACCTTCTGAATCTCCATATAAATCTCCACCATCAAAAGGGCATTCTCCAACCCAATAATCGTCTATTTTAGTTTCCTCTCTCTTATTCCACGCTCTAAACTTAATCATCGTTACCATCTCCTATCACTAACAAGCCTGTGCCAATTGACTTAAGAACCATTCTATTACTTCATCTGATTCAATCATTTGTAATCCTCCCCGAACGTTTCAAACGCCCGCTTGCGTTCCTCGTTAGTTGGTTCCTTGATCTGCATTTCCATAATCAAAAATGATTGCTCCTTCGACTTGCTCGCCTGAAAGCTTTACATTCTGACCAGGTTCACGTTTAATTGCTACATTAATTACATGCCGAATTGCTTGACCGGTCCAATAAACGGTATTAACTGATTTGGGCTGCTTAATAGATGATTTTTGATGATAAAATTTACGGCAAGTTTTAGTTGCGCTATCAGTCCCAACGAAAGCAATTTTGGAACCTTCAATATCCACATATAATTCAATATACGGTGCCAGTCCAACTGCTTTGCAGAACGCCTTATTAAAAGTCACATTTTCATCTGTAACCTTGATTGTTGGGGTAACCGAAATATTAGTACCGTTTGTATTACTCAGATCAACTAGTTTGAATCTTTTCAATGTTGCTAATTTCATAATTACTTTCCATCCTCTTTGGTTGATTTTTTATTTGCTTCGGCATGTTGCTTCATGCGCCGGTGCTTCCGTTTAATCGTTGAACGCTTCTTAGTGTGTTTAGGCATCTTCGTCCTCCGTAATGTAGTATTTGTTTTCGTCAATCGCACGAATACGCCTATCAATCCAACTGTTCTCTGTTGTAATTGATTTGGTGTATGTCTTCATGGTGATGTACTCCTACTCAAATTCGATTGCTGGTATGTTCAGGTGCTCAATCAAGCCAAGGCGTTCCAACCGCTCATAGTTGAGACGCTCGCAGTATAAATCTGCTTCGTACTGAGACCTGAATTCCTTGATTACGGTTTCACCATTGCGGCCCACAATCTTGAATTTCATTTTTTTATCAATCCTATCCAGTTGGCTCATTTTTTCAAAATGTTTAGGCATCTCCGTCCTCCGTAATTTCATCTATTTCTACTCTAGGATTTCGTTTATCAACGGCAAATTCGTCCTGGAATCCTGTGATGTGCTTTCGATTGTCGTTGCCTAAAAGCCCAGCCTTCATAAAGCCGTCAAGCACAAACTTTTTAGCAAACGCGATATTGTCCGCATCTTTTCGGTTGTTCTTCGTGTACCACGTAAATTTAAGCTTGCAAGGCCAATTAAATTCAACTCCAGAATTATGACTAGCCCGCGCATATACACTACATAAGGCCGTGTACCGCTTCTTTAGGTTAGCTGCCGCATACCGATTGGCCCGTTCAGCCTTGATGTACTCATTTAAGCTAGGTAGTTCGCCCTTAATCACGACTTTGCTCATGCTTTCGGCACCCGACTAATGTAATAGCCATTAACGATCCCGTTAGACATACTGGCCTGTCTAATCGAAAATTCTGGGGCGTCAATCCTCTTACATAATCGCGCCAGTGTTTGATAGGCGATCACTTCATCAGGATTGTTATACTTCTCAGCACGCCAGTAATCGTTAGTCAGTGGCAGGCTGTATTTATGGACTAAATCCTTTACCCGATTTAATTCAATTGCCGTACTATCAGCTAGTTCTCTAAGCGTATGTTTGCCATGTTTATGTGCTTGCCGAATGGCTTTAATATCTTCACGTTCTCCCTGCTTCGAATCTTGTTTCATACTGGCTAAGTAAGCTTCATCACTGCGTACCTTAGTCCCAGGCTTCACAAGTCTAACTGGAAACGGCCATTCACCAGATTTGTAGTTATGCTGCGTGAGCTTAAACATTTCCGGTTCTGGCCCTATTGCTAGTGGGTGATCGATATCGGGTCTGTCAGCATTAATTACTAGCACCTGTGTTTCAGTCATGCGCTCACCCCTCTTTGACCATTGACTTCGATTTCAAAAATTTATTAGCAAAATACTGCTGCCCCTTGCCCGTAATTAGGGGCGTAAAGCGTGTCTTTGAACCATGGTTAGTGGTGATCACGGTTTCTCTCACTTCCATGATTCCCAGCTCCATCGCTCGTTGGGTCGGTGAGTTGTAACGTTTCCCCATCGCTATTAGGTAGCCATGAGTTCTTAGCCAATCGAACAAGCGGTTTTGACCAGTCTTAATACCGCGCTGGCGTAATACCTTAGCAAAATTACCAATGCTGATAGAATCGTCTGAGCCCGAAACTGCTTGGCCTAATCTAGCTGGCCCTTCCAACTGTTCATTCTCCAGTTTCAGCTGCTCGTTTTCCCTCATCAGAAAACTATATCCACGTTTGACAACCTCCATTGGGCTGTTCCACTTATCTTCAATAGTGATAAAATAACGGCGGTAAATTTGCCCTTGTGGCGTTCGTGACATCATGGATAACTCCTTTGCCATGCTGACGGTCAAGGCATAGTCTTGAATCTCACGCTTGGCGCCATTATTTACAACCGTATAAGCCGTTACACTTGTATAATCCACACCTTCAACAAACATATAAAAGTTTTGATCAACCCATTTACTAAATCGGGTTGTTAATTCCAGGCCTTTGTGTAGATCCCGGGCAGACACTAACTGCCGCCCATCCTTTTCAATGATTTTAATCAATTCATTCATGCGCTCACCTCCGTTTGCAATCCTTGTCTAGCTTGCTCTAGATCAATAAAATACTCGGCTGGCTTACCCCAACATTGGGTCAAATCAAAATTTAAGCCATCCCGCTGATATTCAATAATTAAAACCTCGAGTGCAAATAGCTTGTACTCATGAGCGCACACCTCATCTTGCGCGCTACCACCGGCCTTTAAATGCCGCTTCATACGCTGCTTAGTCCAATGCAGTGCCGACGATTCATAGGCATGGTTAGCGGCCAATTTGACTAGTTGATTGCCCCAATTCATTTAGCTTCCTCCTGACTGTTAATGAACGCTAGGAACGCCTCGTCACTCATATCGTCCTGCTGGTTATCACTTGAATTTGGCTTAGAAGCCGCCTGAGAAGCGCCGTTTTGCATCCATTTTGGCGTAACTTCTTTACGGCGTGGCTTTGAATAGCCACTAGGTTTATTAGCATTAGCCAACCGTTTATCGTGATCATCGGTTGCTTGTTTAGCCTGTGCCAATGTCGTAATCTTTCGTTGCTGCCAACCCTTGATCACTGCACGCAAATATTTCAAAGCTCCCCGCGGCTGCACATCGTGTTCACCAGCAATTTGAATGGCGTAAGCCACCAATTCAGGTTTAAGCACCGCAAGCCATTCATCAATTTCAGGACGAGCAACCCCATTCGGGAATCCCCACAGGTTGGTCCAATCGTTAATGACTCGCTCGCGCGTCACGCCCGCGTCATCATCATAAGAGTCAGTATCAGTCAAGTCAGGGTCAGTACTAGTAAGTTCTTTATGTTCTACTGGTTGACCTCCACCTTGCCCAACCGGTTGACCTACTTCATCTAAACCAGTTGGCCTACTTTTATGGCTTGTAGTTGGGTTACTGGTTGGGTAACCAGCTGACCTACTATATAAATTAATAATGCGATATTCAGGTGGTTTAACATTTTTCTTGCCTCTAACGTATTTAATTAGTCCTAGTTGCACTAATGAGTTGCGTGCTTTATCGAGGCCGGGTTCGGATAGTCCTGTCAGACTGAGTAATGCCGAATTTTTCATGCGAAACTGAACGTCCAACTTGCCTTCATCGTTCGCATAGTCTAATAACTCGCGATACAGATTATTTTGGCCGTTAGAGACACTCGCTTCATACATTTTAAAATTGCGGTACGCTCGTCGTTGCTTGAAGTAATCCAAATTCGTCCCTCCTTTACTAATGGGCCTTTCACCCGTTCGGTGGATTCAGTCACTGCTGCATTCAAGCCAATTCGAATGTTAGTTGATTAAAATGGTAGATCGTCGTTGCTGATAGTGATTTGGTCACTAGCACTTGGTGTCGCTTGCTTGTGTGACGGTTGTTGCTGCTGGCCCTGATTACTCATTCGTTCTGGCAGGTCAAAGTCTGTAACGTTGACTCCCAACTGTGTTTGGCCGTTGTATTCATCAATTTCAAACGTACCTGTTACCAGAACGTGATTTCCTTTATGGAAATATCGCTCAATCGTTCCAGCCCGCTTACCCCAGACCGCACATCGAAACCAGTCAGTGCCATAGTTGCCTTGATCATCCGGGCGATTCTGTCTTACTGCTAAACTAAAGTTAGCAACTTGCATACCGCTTTGCGTTTGCCGCACTTCGGGGTCCTTACCTAAGTTTCCTGAAATAGTGATTTGTCTCATGCTGATTGGTCCTCCTTGTCAACGTACGAATCTAATTTATTAGTAACCAACTCAATTAACGTGTTAGCACTACTGTGTGTCAGCTTATCAACGCTGCCAACCTTCTTGAAGTAAGCTTTAGCAACAAATTCCTTATCCTTGTTTGTCACACCCGCCAGAGCTTCAAACAGTCTGTCTAGGCGGTCCTTTTGCTGGCTATCAATAAGCGGCTCACCATCAGTTGCATTGCTGTCAGTTGTATCTGGATCTTCTTCCTGGTCAGTGATGTTAAACAGCTGTTTGTAGAAGTACTTCTGAGCACTTGTACAAGCTTTAGCCATCGCTTTCTCACCGCTATCTTGGCCACTTCCGGGCATTGAACCTGTCTGTGACTCTGAACCGTCTGTGATTAAGAATGTCCCCATGACGTCAACAAAGTGGTTTGAACCGCCCTTCTTGCTGGCTTTATCATATTGATTGATAATCTCGTAGTTCGGGATAATTCGAATTCCAACACCTTGGATTGCGTGCTCAACCGCAGCTTTGATAGCTCCTTCGGATTGAAATTCATAGTTCTGGAAACTATTCTTACCGTCTTTATGAACCGCGCCAATTGACTTAGCAGCCTCATTAAGTTTCTGCATCAGATTAAGCTTCTCATTCATCCTTAGTCCTCCTTAGCTTTTACGGAAATTTTGGGCTTTTTGAGCGATCCATAATACCCCGGCAGCGCCTTAAGGCTTGAGTCCATGATCTTTCCATCAGGAGTTACATAGAACTCGCCACTTGCTAGCCGATTTTTGATTTCGGTCTCATTCACACTTCGGGACGTCTTAATCAAAGTATCGTCAAAGCGCTCAAAGACCGCTGTAAGCTCTTTTGGTGTCGCGTCCTTATCTCGCTCAAGGTTCCAGTTACGAGACGTACTAGGGTTAACGGTGCCCATTTTGAAGCGAAAGAACTCAGTATCAACTTGTTCTTGATCACCCATTGCCATTCGCTGTAATTCTTGTAGTTGGTCAATTTGATCATCTACCGTCTTGATGGCCTTTCGATACTTATCAACTTCCATTTGCGGTCTTAGCATGGCCTTTTTAAAAGCCTTCTTATCTCGGGTAGCCTGCTCAAGCTTGGCTTCCATCTCATCGAGCGTCATGCCCGCAGTTTCTTCTTTAATCATTCTCATCGTCCTCCTCATCAGCAATGACGCCACTTTCAATCAGCGCTTCCTCGGTAGGCACATCATCACGCCAGCCTTCCGCAGCTTCTTCTTGGTCAATTAACCAACTATCGTAGCCGTTCATTTTGCCCACCTCCGTGCTAAACGTTGTCTTAGTGACAGTTTCGGAGTACAATAGAACTCGAAAATAAATTTATTAAGCGTCTTTGCTGCACGGGTACTCCCAATACTCGAGCAGCTTTTTTTGTACTCAAATTTAGGCTTTAGCGATACATATTGCGCAATGGACGCTTGCAATCCTTCCAGATTAATTACTTCATTCGCCATTATTCAAGCCCCCGTAATTCGTTCAATTCTGTTTCACTCTTATCCAACATCTTGTACAACTTGGTCAGCGATTCGCCATCACTGATCCAAACACTGTTGATAACATGCTTTAGAAACTTGATGTGATTTTTCACGATTTCTTCCATATATCATTTCCTCCTAAATTCCAAACCAACTAGCAACCTCATGACGCTTGAACCACAATGCAGTTAACGCGCAGCCTACTAATGCTCCTTCAATCATTGCGATGCCTCCTATCCATTTTTCCGATTAACTTTATCGATGACTTCCTGCAATTTATCCATTGGAATACCGGCATACTCAGCTTTCTTAGCTAAATCAGTTATCTCTGCGCTGATCTCTTCCGCGTATTCACGTGGGTAGCGTTCAATAACTAATTGCTGTGCTGGTGTTCGGTCTCTCGGCTTGACTGCAATAGCTTCTTCGAACTCCGTCTCAAGCTTCTCTCTCTGACTTTGCTCCTCTCTCTGCTTCATCAGGGCTGAAAACATATCGCCTTGTAACCGATGATCATTTTGGAATGAAAGCACTCCAAAATTCTCACGAGCACCAGAGTATTTAAGCCAAAAATCGTTAATTACATTTGCTAACGACTTCCTGATTTGTGGATCAGTGCTTCTTGATCCACTCTTCAATCGTGACAACTGCCCGGGAGAAATATGCGTCCCGTCGGCAACTTGCTGCTGTGTTGATTCTTTATGCCTGTCCAACGCTAATGACAATTGCTCTGCAAACTTGTTCTTCATACCTACACCTCTGTATTTTGGAAATGGCTTTAGGTAGTCTTTCCGTGTAATTCACTTATAATTTAGTTAGTCGGGATGGCTTAATAGGTAATCCATCATCTCAGCTGCTGGAATCTGCCAGCCGTTATGGGTATTCACATAATCAATGAAGCCACCCTGTTCAATATCCAAATCATGGCGATGCTTGGTTAAATATCGTGAGGCTCGTTCGGTTGATTTAGTTCCGTATTTATACTTAGCCAGATCTTTAAGCTTCCAAGTACGAATACCACGTTGTGCTTGCTTCCAGGCTTGGAACCTCTCGTATTCTTCTTCACTAATGAATTGGAAACCCTTTGGAGCCTCATGCCGAATCAATATCGTATCTGACATGTTCGCACCTCCTAATATGAAACTGACATAAGTTGGCTAGCTTGCTCGTTATACTCGGCAGTTACTGCTCGAAATTCAGCATCTAGTGCTTTATCGCTTAGTGCCTCAAACATCACTCTTGGTGTTTCTGGCTTAACTTTTGCTAGTGCATTGATTAATGTAGTTCGTGATAGATGTGTCATTTTGCTGCCTCCGTTCTTTGAAAAGTTAATAGTTTTGTTCGCTCCTTATGCGATAATTATCATAAGGAGGTGATAATTATGGCTATTATGACAATCGCGAAGCTTCATTGTTATCAGTGTAATCACGATTTTCCATTAAACATGTATCAACCAATCACAAAAATCAGCTGTCCGTACTGTGATACAGACGTTGATGAATCAATGATTGAACCTATTCGCGATGCTTGGGCACAAGTTTCCGGCTTAAACCAAGCATTCCACAAACATGAAATGGAATCAGAAGAACCACGTTTTAGCCTCAATATTCATGATGAAGAAGTTCATCTTGAAATTGATGATATTGACAATGAAACTGAATAATTGATTCTAGTTGCCGAGGGTGCATATTAAATTGCTCCTCGACTTTTTGTACAGCAGCAAGAACATTATCTAAATCATTTGGGTACGCTACCTCTCGTGCGAACTTGCAAGCTTCTGCATACTTATTTATTGAGGAACCTTTATATTTTTTCTCACTCATTTTGCCGCCTCCCTTAATATTCACTCTTAGTGAGAATCAGCCGTAAAAAAAAGCTCATCAACGGTTTTTTTGAAATATTTGGCTACTTTTTTCATGGTTTCTATCGACGGATTCTTATCACCTGACTCCATTTTTGTGTACATAGAATAGCTAATTCCAATGTTATGAGCTGATTCCATTTGAGTCTGTTTTAATTCTTTTCGTGCTTTTTTTAAAGCGTTCATAATTATCACCTCCAATCACTCTATGTGAACAATATACATTCACTAAGGGTGATTGTCAACACTTATAGTGAAAATGTTTGTTTTACCCTTTAATTTCACTTTAAGTGATAGTATTCTTTAAATAAATACAAGGAGTGAAAGTCATGACTAAAGGCCAACGTATAGCTGAACTGCGTAGGAGAAAAAGAGAGAGCCAAAGCACATTAGCTAAAGCAATACATGTCAGTCCCAGTACTATCGGTATGTGGGAAACTGACCAACGAGCTATTAAAGATGACGATTTGTCAAAGCTAGCAGACCATTTCGATGTAACTACTGATTATATATTAGGTAGAAAAACCGATTTAGGTGATGTTCCTATTGCCGCCCATTTCACTAAAGACTATAACGGCTTTACGGCCGAAGAACGGCAAGAAATTGAAGACTATATTGAGTTCAAAAAGGCACAATACAAAAAACGCCACGAGAACGAAAATAAGGACTGAGATTTATTGGATAAAATTGAGTATTTAATGTCACAATATCCAGAACTTGAATTTAATTTCGAATCAATGCCACAACTAATGGGTGGTTTTACCATTGGCAGTCAAATCATCATTAACAGTGATTTAACTGAGTCACAGCAATTACAATGGCTGGTCGAAGAAATCGGACATTACAAAACTTCTGTTGGAGATATTAGTGATTACAATAAAATCGAAAGTGCAAAGCAGGAACATCTTGCTCGAAATTGGGGATACAAGCAAGTTTTATCCTTCAACCAATTGAAGGATATTCGTAAAAACTATGTAGACAACGATTATGAGGTTGCAGAAAATTTAGATATAGATATTGAATATCTTCATGATATTGGTGAAAGCTATGGATTACCATATAAGCATGTAAGGTGATCTTTTGACTAGATAGGATGTCATTAAAAGCTAAGGGTTATAATTTAATCATCATAGGGAATTTATTTGGATAGATGTTAATTTGGAGGAGTTTCAATTGAAAAAGGGACTAATTTTAGGAATTACATTGTTATCACTTGGCTTAGCAGGTTGTGCCAACACAAGCACAAGTAGTTCTAGCCAAAATAATAGCGATACTAACAAAACAGCCGCTAAACATCTTACAAACAAACAAATAACAGCAATTTATAACACTACTATGAATGCTGAGGCTGATGTTTGGAGTAAGTTGACAGATTCAATTAAAAGTAATGATAACGAAATGTCAGATGCAGTTAACAGTGCAGATACGGTGCTAACTAAAAATGAAGCCACTTTAAAACAGCATAAGAGTGAAGACGGTGTCTCTGACATGTCAAAATTAGTGCAATATTCACATACATTAATTGATGACTACCTGGGACAACTTAAGCTTGATAAAAAAGGAAATAGCTTAATTTCAAAAGAAGCATTATTGAGTCAAAAAATAAGAAAGCAGTTTAATATTTCTGCTCCAACAAAACTAGATACCGCAATTAAGAGTGCAACAAAAGCAATAAATGCAATGCCAGGCGTTTCTGGCAAAACAATTCGAACTACCAATTATACAATCACAATTACTTCGACAGAAACCACACCACATTTTGAGGGTGGAACCGACTTGATTGTCTACTATACATTCAAAAATACTTCTAAGAATAAAAATATTGAACCAACTGAATCACTTATCGAGGGTGCTCATTTTACTCAAGAAAGTAAAACGTCAATCAATGACTTGGACCTCGGTAATCCTTCAAAGGACTCTGGTGAATGGAGCTCGCTTGAAAAAGCTGCGTCACAAAAAGTTAAACCAGGTGCCGAAGTAAAGTGTATGGGGAGCTATGAATTGGACAATAATGAATATCCTGTCAAAATCCAAGCTACTGATCCAGATAACAATGATGCCAAACTGGGTACAATAACTTTGGATCTGCCAAATAACTAACACTTCTCGGTCGCTACCGAATGGAACACAGATAATCTGAATGCTAAGTATAATCAGTAACCCGAGTGACCAGATAGGATGTCGATAAAAGCTAGGAGTTGGGACTACTTATAATTCGGGAAATTATTATTATTGGGGAATAACATATTTTGGAGGGATTACTTTGGAATCATTTTTTATACTTATGTTCTTTTTATCGCTAATTGCACTGGCTTATTTCTTAATCAGATGGGGAATTTATCACTTTCAGGAAGCTGGGATTGATCGTCCCTATAAGAAATACACCTTAATTTCAACAGGAATTGCCGTTCTATTTTTAATATTAGGTATAGCTGTGGCCCCTTCTGGTACAACAAAATCAAGTGCATCGCAATCAGACGCTGTCTCCAGTAGCAAGGCTAAGAAAAGTTCAGCAACAGATGCATCGAAAATAAAGGCTAGCATCAGCAAAGCTAACTCTATTAAAGAAAAGGAGTCATCTGAAAGTGCCCTATCGAGTAGCAAAGAAGAATCTGAAAGTATTGCTGCCTCCAAGTCGGAATCCAAAGAAGATTCAGAGAGTATAGCTAGTTCTGAATCTGAATCAAGCAAAAAACAGTCTGAGGCAGAAAGCTCTTCAATAGCTAAAGCCAGTTCAGAATCATTAGCCGCTAGCTCGTCATCAGCAAAAAAAGCGAGCGAAACAAGTACTACAGACAATGCTTCTTATACCAAAGATGGTGATTGGACTACTGCCGCTTCTGGTATGGTTTTTGTATCAGACTCCAACAAGTACTACACCAGCGTTAAAAACCCAGGTAATTACCAATATATGACCCAGAGTGCTGCTGATAATTCTGGTGCCAAGCCAGCACCACGGGGCAATCAATACGCAAGACCATAACAGGTCCAAGCCCTCGTCGGGGCTTTCACGCGAGCGTAGTTCAACGGTAGAATGGTTCCTTTAATTCAAATATAGCCTACCTTCCAATGCAGGTTCGACTCCTGCCGCTCGCATAGAGATTCTTAACTCAATCAAACACAGGAGAATCACCAATTTTCAATTCTTTAACTTATTTTTTAAAAAGCCTGTCCTCTATTAAGTGGAGCACTGAGCTATTATTTGTGGCAATTATATCAGCATTAGTTGCATATTTTCTCTATAAAAAGCTTCATCACTAATTGATTACAAACGTGGGTGTAGTTCAACGGCAGAACGGCAACTTCTTATGGGATACCCTTCCCTTATTTCTTATTGCCATGCGGGTTCAACTCCTGCCACTCACATTGACCAGTCAGGATGTCATTAAAAGCTAGGGGGTTAGAATTTAATCATCATGGGGATTTCTATTTGGGGAAATATTAATTTGGAGGAAACATCAATGAAAAAAATGAGTATTGTCTTTGTAGCCATTATAGCTATAATTTTCACACTGGCTGGTTGTGGAAACAAAAAGCCTGATTATACTGCTTCAACAGCAGAATCAGCATTAAATGCTAATAAAGATATTGAGGGAAAAACCGTTCAATTCAAGGTCAATAAAGTTGTTCCAAATAGCGCATTTGGTTATAACCTTGAAACTGGCAAGCACTTGAATTTCGTAAGTTCTGAAAATCCTAAGGTGAATAAAGGTGAAACAGTTACGGTAAAAGTTAAGAAGGCTAGCTCATCTGTGGGTTCTTGGGTTATATCATACACAAATCTCAAAAAAGATTAACTGTAAATAATTGGCCCTTAGTTGGGCTTTCACGCGAGCGTAGTTCAACGGTAGAACAGTACTCCTATGAATTGCTAACTAGATACTTTCAGATGTAGGTTCGACTCCTGCCGCTCGCATTGTAACAAATAACCCATACTACCGCTTACTTTAGTACGTACATCACGTGGGCGTAATTCAATGGTAGAATAACGATTTCAGCCCTTCTCTCTCGTTTGAAATTGTTATGTAGGTTCAATCCCTGCCACCCACTTTTAAAAGAAAGAAGGTAAGATTATGGATAAAGATATGTCGAAATATGAACTCATAGATAACATTACTAATGACTTAACCTCTTTTATTAATCTGTATGCTTTCGTTTATCTTACAAAAGATAGCTACTCAAGGAAAGAATGTGGCCGCATAATCCAAGGAATGGAAAGAGATATGGTTGATCGTCTTAAGCAAAAATAATTGTAGGTACATTCTAATTAACTGTTGAGCCGACCAAAACCCATTGTTGGCTCTTATGCGAGTGTAGTTTAGTGGTAAAACGACAGCCTTCCAAGCTGTAGTCGCGGGTCCGATTCCCGTCACTCGCTTAGTAAAAAAATTTATTTTAACAAAAATCAAATTAATATTGTATATACTAATGTGGGGATTAAAGTATGAATAATAAAGACACTTTTGAAATTTTAACAATTCCAGATGACACAAGTTACTGGTTAGTTCGTGCTGATGGTGGAAAATATCTAGATGACTACATTGAAAATTCTTTCATTTCGATTGCACATAATCAGGTAACTATCGAGTCAATCCACTCCGATGATAGCCCCAAAGATGGTCTAAAAAACCCAGATATCCATCAAATGTACATTGATTCTTATCCTCATCAAACAAAACATTGGCAGACGATTGCCTCGTCTCAATGTTTTGAATTTATTAATAACATGAAAATTGGAGATGTTGTTCTTACACCTGGTAAAAGTTCTGATTATTTTGCAATAGGTGTTATTACAGGAGATCCATTTGATGCTGATAAATCAAAATTAAGAACAAAAAAAGAAAACTCCGGACCCAATGGAATTCAATATAAAGTCGATCAAAATCTAAAACGGCGAAACGTTACATGGATGAAAACAATACACAGATCATCACTCCCCGGCGAACTTTATTGGATTTTGTCTGCACATCAAGCAATTTTTAATATTTCAAGTTACGCGGAATACATTGATCCTTTAATATTTCCTCTTTTTCAAAAACACAAAAAAATTCATTTAACCGTCTACACCACATTAGAAGACGATTTAACTCTTGCAAATTGGCAAGGTATTGTCGAAATGGCAAAAGACGAACAGTCTAATTATTTACACCAAGTAGAACTACAAGCAGACGTTCATTGTCCGGGCACCTTAGTATTTATAACTGGTCAGGAAAACATACAAGCAATTGTAAACATCATTCACACAGTAGCTAGTCTTGGAGGGAATCAAGTAATTACTTTTGGTGGAATTGTTACTTTAATCTCTTTAGTAATTGGGAAAGAGGGGAAGAAAAAAGGCATTCTGAATTGGTGGGATGATTACCGAATCTCGCACATACAAAAAAAGGCCGAACTTAAACGTCTCAAACAAGAAACAAAAAATGTTCCTGATGAAGTGAAGAATATCAAACCTCAGATCAAGGATGTTGGAACCGTAATTTCACACGAAAACCTAAAATTGAAGGAAAAGCCAGAGAATGATCAGGAACCAGAGAAATAAATATCGGAATAACAAGAATGGAAAATATCCAAATGGCAAAGGGAATATAGCTATGAATTAGCGGCCACAGTATTAATGCAATGAATGTCGACTCCATTGACGTTAACATAAGATATGCTACTACCTTCTTCATAACCTTCACTTCCTTTCTTCCACTTACATATGATTACACATATCATATATAAAATAAACAGCACTTTACTACTTTAGTGCTTTTATTTTAGCACATAAAAGAACATACGTTTGGAAATGCCAACCTATTGTTATTTCCAGTTGGGAGGAATAAAACATGTCAGTAACCAAACTTAATAATGGTAAATGGCAAGCCCGTGTCTCTTATAAAGATGATGACGGTAACTATAAGTCGGTTACTCATTTAGAAAAGCGCAAAACTGACGCTGTTGAGTGGGAAACTAAAACTAAGAATGCTCTGCTGGAAGGTGCTGACTTATCACGTAGCACCGAGAGTCTAAAGCACTACTTTCTTGATTGGATCAGAATTTACAAAACTGACGGCGTATCGCGTCATACTCACGAGCTGTATATGGGCAACTGGCGTCACATCTCCGCGTACTTTAAGGATCAACCTATGAGCGCAATTAAACGTCCAGATTACCAGAAGTTTCTGAATGAATTTGGCCGCAGTCATGGAATTGCCACATCTCACAAGCTTCATCAACAAGTACACACTGCAATCAAGGACGCCGTAGCTGATGGCATTCTAAAACGAGACTTTGCTTACAAGGCACACGTCACTGGACGCCCTCCTAAGCCCGTAGAGGAAAAGTATTTGACGTTGTCCGATTATCAGAAGCTACGTAAATACCTCATTAAAACAGCTGACTATGACCACATGACTATGCTGATGATGCTGTTTCAACTAGAAACTGGAACCAGGTTCGAGGAGGCTGCTGGTCTAACGTGGGATAATTTGGATTTGAATAATGGAATAGTTCACATTAAACAGCAGTGGGACGCCCGTAGACAGACTTTTCGTCCAACTAAGGGAAATGGACAGGCCGATGGAGATATAACCATAGGACCCGCCTACTGTCGTTTTATGAGGAGCTATCGTAATGCGCAGAAAGATTATTTAGAATTACACGAAATGAAGAATCCTAAGAACCTCGTATTTTGGTCCAAACTAGGAAAAATAGTGGGCAATGGGAATGCAAACGAAGAGCTAGGACGTATTTGTAACCGTCTAAAGATCAACAAAGTTACAACACACGCCATGAGGCACACACACGCTTCGATTCTTATCCTAAATCATGAGTCCCTTCCCTATGTTCAACATCGCCTTCGACATCAAAAACTAGAAACGACCGTTAACACCTACGTCCATCTTATTGAAGAAGAAAACGGCGTGTCAGATAAGAAGGCTACCGAGCTAATGGACGAAGGATTTTAA